CTAGTGGAGGTAATACGGATAAAGAAAGTGTATATGTCCCTATTTGGGGAGGTGGTGATGGAGATACTGTAGTTGATTTACCATATTACATAAGTAGTACTAAAATAATAATAAATGGATATGGAAGCGATATTACTGGATTTTCAGGAGAGGAGCAAGTGTTTGGTCAAGCTTATCTTACAAAATTATTAATAGAAGAATTAGCATAACAATATTTATTAATATAAAATAAACAATGTTAGATTACCATTGTAAGTTTGGAATAACAAAATAAATTTCATATATTAATAATATAAATCAAAATAATGGCATTATCAGCAAATATTACCCCAGTACAAATAGTAAATCAAACAGCGAATATTTTATCCATATATATAACTAGTTATGGTTTAAATAGCACTAATTGCTCATCATATTGGTGGTTAACTAATGAAAGTGGAGCTGTTATATATGAAGGTATTTGGGATGTACCACAAGAAGTATTAGCGACTTGGGGTACAGATGATACTGTAATTATAGATGCATTAGCAGAAGCAAAAGGATTTACAATTATAAGCATTATAACAGGAGAGTTATAATAATATTTAAATAAGTTATGGAAAGTATACTCAAATCAGGGTTTAATAGTAACCCTAAAAAAAGTTTAGTCGTTGTAGACAACTTCTACAAAGAACCTGATCTAATAAGAGAATTTGCTATTAATCAAGTAAAATTTGAATTCTCAGGCTACCATAAAGGACAACGAAGTATAGATCGTTTTATTGTTGATGGTACTAAAGAAAAATTTGAAGAAATTTTAGGCAGACCAATTTATAATTGGAATCATCCAAATTACGCAAACGGACGTTTTCAATTCTGTACAGCACAAGATCCAATTGTGTATCATGTTGATACTCAAAACTATGCCGCTATGGTGTATTTAACACCAAACGCTCCTTTACAAACAGGTACTGCTACTTACAAAAGTAAACTTACAGGAGCAACTCGCTTTGATACAACAGAAGGAGAACTATTTGAAAAAACATTTAAAGGTTTAAGTAACAACTTAAACTTCTATGATAATTCAACTTGGGAACCAGTAGATACAATAGCAAATGTATATAATCGTTTAGTGATGTTTGATTCAAAATGTCTTCACGCTGCGACAGGTTATTTTGGAGATGCTATTGATAATGCTAGATTTTTCCATTTGTTCTTTTTTGATATTTAATAAACGTTATGAAAAATAGACCTACTATATGTTTTGCATCAATGTGCAAAAATGAGGAACATTGTATAAGACAAACATTAGAAGCAGTTTACAAGTATATTGACTATTGGGTTATATGTGATACTGGTTCTACAGACAAAACATGTGAAATTATAACTGAGTTTTTTAAAGAAAAAAACATTCCAGGAGAACTCCATGTTGATGAATGGATTGGATTTGATAAAAATAAGAGCTTAATGATGAAACGAGCTCAAGGTAAAGCTGATTATATTATGCACCTTGACGCTGATGATTTGTTAATAGGTGAGTTAGTATTTACAAATCAAGATGCTGGACAAGACGCTTATTTTATTCCTGTGAAACGAGGAAGTTCAGAATGGAAAGCACTTATATTATTTAAAGGAGATTACTTATGGAGATTTTGTGGTGTAGCTCATAATATTATTAAATGTGAAGACAAACCAAATTTCTCAACAGGAACATTAAATTACAACTACTATATATCAGGTGAAGGTATTGGATCAAGAGCATTTGATCCTAAAAAATATCTTTATGACGCTGAAAGATTACAAAAACAATTCTTTGATACATTAATTGATGACCCAGATGGATTAAACAATCGTTCAGTATTTTATACTGCTCAAAGTTATATGGATTATGGAATGTATAAAGAAGCCATACAATGGAATAAATTATACCTTAAACTTAAAGATACTTGGATTGAAGAAGAATTTGAAGCTCAAATGAGAATTTCAAAGTGTCATATGGTTTTGGGAAGTGATGCTTTCATTATAGAACAAGAAATGCTTAAAGCAATAAAAATATTTGAAGACAGAGCAGAACCATATTATCATTTAGGTTTATATTTTAATTCTATAAATAACTTTGAAAAAGGATATCACTATTTGAAACAAGCCCATTCTAAAAATTTAACAGAAGTTAAAAACAAATATATTTTATTTATAGAAGAAAAATGTTACGGAAAATATATTAATGATGAATTATCAGTAGCTTGTTTTTGGACAGATAAAGGAGAAGAAGGATTACAACTTATAGAAGAAATTATTGATGATCCATATTTTGCTTCTTACAAAGAAAGACTATTAGCTAATATACAGCATTTTAAAAATAAATTTAATGAAAACTATTAATACTCTCGTTATAGGTGGAGGTATAACAGGTTTATCATTAGCATCTTACCTCAACAATAAAGATTATCTTGTTTTAGAAAAAGAAAAACAAATAGGTGGATATTGTAAAACAACTGTTCGTAACGGATTTGTTTGGGACTATTCAGGACATTTTTTTCATTTTAAAAATCCTGAAATTAAACAATATGTTACTCAAAATATTAACTGTGATATATTAACTGTTGATAAGATAACTAATATCTACTATAAAGACACTTTAATTGACTTCCCATTTCAGTATAATATTCATCAATTACCTAAAGACGAGTTTATAGAGTGCTTATATGACGTTTTTAAAAACACATTTGTTGATAAGACTACATTTAAATCATATGTTAAATCAATTTTAGGTAAAGCTATATGTGATAAATTTATTATACCATACAATGAAAAATTATATGCTTGTGATTTAAATAATTTAGATCATGATTCAATGGGTAGATTTTTTCCACCAACTCTTGAGTTTAAGGAGTTAATGGAAAAAATTAAAACTAACTCTAATATAAAATCATATAATGATACATTTATATATCCTATAAATGGCAGCTATGAATTTGTCAAGTCAATTTTAACTAGATTAGATTCAGATAAAATTAAAACAGAATCTGAAGTAAAACATATTGATTTAGAAAATAAAATAGTACAAACAGATAGTGAAACTTATAAATTTAATAATTTAGTTAATACATTATCTTTTGATACATTTTTAAAATTAACAGGACAAGAAGTTAATTTATCAGCAAATAAAGTAGCAGTATTTAATCTAGGATTTGACAAACCAACAGATATAAAATCACATTGGATTTACTTTCCAGGTGATGAAGTATTTTATAGAGTAGGTTTTTATAATAATATCTTAGGACAAGATAAAATGAGTTTATATGTTGAAATAGGATTTAAACGAGATGATAAAATAGATAAAGATGAGTTATTAAAAAAAGTAATTAATGACTTAACTAAATGTGGAATAGTAACTAATCAAAATCTTATAGATCATGATTTTATAATCATGAATCCAGCATATGTTCATATAACTAAAGAATCTAAACACCTATATAATAACTGGTGTAATAAAAATAATTCAAACAATATATACTCAATTGGTAGATATGGTTCATGGACATACTGTTCAATAGAAGATAACATTATACAAGCAAAAGAAACAGCGGAGTTAATAAATGGCTAAAAAAGCAAAAATACCAAAAATATTATATATAGGTCCTGGTACACCAAATCTAGAATCTATAAAATATTATCATTATGAAGATACATCTTTAGATATACATTATACTGATAATGACAATAATATAGAGGAATTATTACTTTTATTTAAACCAGATGCTATAGTTACTATCGGAGAAAGCGATACTAACTTTCCTAATTTATATAAACAACCATTTGAAGTAAGAAAAAAATGGATTAATTTATCTGAAGTAGATTCTGAAACAGGACAAAAAGCATATTATTGTGCTATAAACCAAATATTAAATTTAGACAATTCTCAATTAATATCTTATTTTACTCCAATATATAATACAGGTGAAAAATTATATAAAACATATGAGTCATTAGTTAACCAAACCTATCAAAATTGGGAATGGGTTTTAGTAAATGACTCTACTGATGATATTACCTTAAAAATAGCTGAAGAAATAGCCGCTAAAGATTATAGAGTAACAGTATATGATTTTAAAGAAAAAAGTAAAGGAAATATTGGTGAAGTAAAATATAGAGCAGCAATGTTATGTAAAGGCTATTTATTAGCTGAGTTAGATCATGATGATTTACTTACAGAAAACTGTACACAAGACTTATATAATGCTAGCCAAACATACCCAGACGCTGGATTTTTCTTTACAGACTGGGTTGAAATAGATGAACAAGGCAACTCATTAGCTTATAGTGATGGATGGGGATGTGGATATGGAAAATACTATCAATTAAATAATTGGTCAGTTTGTGACCAACATAATATCAATCCTAAAACAATACGTCATATTGTAGGCATACCTAATCATGTTAGAGCGTGGCGTAGAGATACTTATTTAGCTATTGGTGGACATAATAGAGATTTAACAATAGCAGATGACTATGAATTAGTAGTTAGAACATTTTTAAAAACTAAATTTTGTAAAATACCAAAACTAGGCTATATCCAGATTATATATAAAAATGAAACTGAACAAAATAGCCATGATGTAGCTCGAGCTGATATTCAACGCCGTGTTAGATCAATAGCGGATTATTATAATGAAGCTATTAAAAACAGATTTGAAGAACTAGGTGTAAAAGACTGGGTATATGAAGCTAATAATTATGATTTAATGGCTATACCTAGTAGATATGGAGAAGAAGAAGGATATGTAAATTACATATTTTAAAACAAATTTGGTTACTTTACTCTCCTTTTATATATTTATATATGTAAACAAAAAAATAAACCACTTATGTTACTTATCATTCTTATTTCTGCTTTAGTTATCGGTGCACTTATCGTTAAAACTAAACTTAAAAAATCAAAATCGTTTGAACCAAGTTTAAACTATTCTCATGATGAATTAGCTCCAGAAGCTACACCAGAACCATCAATTGTTGAAGCTATTAAAGCTCCAGCTAAACCTAAGAAAAAATCAGCGGCTAAGTCAACAGCTAAACCAACAACTAAAAAACCAGCTGCTAAAATGGATGCTAAGAAAAAAACAAATAAAAAATAAGTTATATGTCTGAAATTAAAAAACTATCACAAGAAGAACTAGATTCTGTAAAAGCAATTAAAAATGAATATACTAATCTAGCTGTATCTTTAGGTGAATTAGAATTACAAAAAGCAAATATCGCTAAAGAAAAACAACGTCTTTTAGACGCTCAGTCACAATTAATTGAAAAGGAAAACGAAATCGCTAAACAATTAAGCGATAAATACGGTAACGGAACAATTAATTTAGAAACAGGTGAAATTAGTTAGTAGATATATTTATTGTTAGGTGTTAGGAATAAATAGAAAATACCTCGTCAGTAATGACGGGGTTTTTTCGTTTTATACATTATTTTATATATTTATCAGTAGACAAAATCTAATAAAAACATGGCGCAAGAAACTTTAATTTCCCCAGGCGTTCTTACAAGAGAGAACGACTTATCGCAAATAACTCAATTACCAGTAACTGTTGGTTTAGCTTTAGTTGGACCTACTGTTAAAGGACAACCAAACATCCCAACTGTAGTTACATCATATAGTGATTATGTTAATCGCTTTGGTGGTTCATTCATTAGTGGTGGTGCTTCTTATGAGTTTTTAACTTCAGTAGCAGCATATAACTACTTCCAACAAGGTGGTGAGACAATATTAGTAACAAGAGTAACAAGTGGTTCATTTACAGCTGCGACAGCTAGTGTTTGGACTACAGGTAGCTATGCTGGTACTTATGCTAACGCTACTTCTTCATTTGTATTAGAAACATTAAGTTATGGTGTTATAGCTAATAACACAAGCTCACTTTTAAGTAATGGTGCTTTAGCTAGTGGTTCTCAAGAAAATATTAAATGGGAAGTTAGAAATGTAAACACAGGAAGTGGTACATTTACATTATTAATCCATCGTGGAGATGATAATAATAACACTCCAGTTATTTTAGAAACATATACTAACGTAAATTTAGATCCTAACTCACCAAATTATATTGAACAAGTGATTGGTAATCAATCTAAAACAGTTCAATATGATGCTGATATGGGTGGATATTATATTAAAACATCTGGTGATTATACAAATAATAGCCGTTATGTAAGAGTAAAATCAGTACCAAACCCAACTCCAAATTATTTAAATAATGTAGGTGGTGTAGGTGTAAGTGCAACAACAACATTAAGCTATTCAGCTTCATTACCAATTAATGGTAGTGGTTCAGTTGGTGGTTCATTTAGTGGTGCTACAGGTAATGATATTCCTTATATCGGTTCTTCATTATTTGGTGATATTAGTACTAAAACTCAAGGTTTATACTCTGATGCTATTAATGGTGACATGTATGCTACAGCAAGTAATATCTTAAGTAATAAAGATGACTAT